AGCGTCGCAGCATCCGCGTCGTCGTCCCCGATTGCGGAATCGATCGGCGGCGAGCCGGCAGCCGTGACAGGCGACGTCTCGTCCTGGATGACCTCGACCGTGATGTGGTACGGGATCAGGTAGGACTTCTGGTAGTTGCCCTTGAATTCGCGCACCACGACGCGGTATTTGAAGCGGCCCCATGTGAGGTCGAGCGGCTGGCCAGCGACGCGCAGCTGGTCGAGGTATTGGGCGCGGTCGACCGCGCCGCTGAAGATGGCGTTGCCTGAGACATCCTTCCCTCCACCCAGCAGCATCCCCGACCAGGTGATGGGATCATCGGAGCGGCCCATCGCGTCGACGACCTTCGTGCCGCCAACGAGCTGATGGACCGCCAGGCGCTGCGCGCCGCCGAAGTTGATCTCGGCCGGGATCTCGAGAGAGCCGAAGACGAAATCGCCGAGCTGAAGCGTCGTCTCCGACGTCTGGGCTCCTGCCATGTTCAGCCCCCTGCGGGTTCAAGACCCAGCGTCGGGTCGTAGCTTGAGCCTCCGGCCTGCGGGCGGCCCAGTTCGGTGGCGGCGCGCTTGAAGACGGCCGAGGCGACCTTGTGACCGTCCAGGTTGATCTGGGTGTGCACGTTGATCGGTTGCCCCGATTTGCCGGCCGCCATGAAGGAACTGGGCCCCATCGCCATTCGACGATCCCGCGCCGCCTTGTCGCGGGCGGCCATGATCGCCATCGGATCGTCCTGGAACCACCCGGCCAGCTTGTTGCCCACCCAGTTACCTGCCGCGTCGGCGCCCAGCGCCTTGGCGCCGTAGTAACCCGCGGCGCCGGCGCCAGCGAGGAGTCCAAGCTGCCCGAGCTTCAGCGCCAGGCCGCCCACGCCGCCAGCCACCTCCAGGAGCATGCTGCCGATGCCGGCGCCCTTGCTCACCATAAGCGCCAAGCCCAGCGCCCGGAAGCCGGCTGTCGCCAGCGTGACCGCGCCGCCAACGGCCACGAGGCCCGACAGCACCGCAAAGCTGATCGCCAGCCCCTTAGTGACGTTCGGGAATTCCCGTGCGAACGCGATCACGCCCTTGAGTACCTTGGTCAGACCACTGACGGCCTTGATGGCGATGGGAAGCACTGTCGTCCCGAGCTCATTCAGGACATCCTTCCACTTGGCGGACAAGTCCAGTTCCTTGCCCTGCATGGTCTGCGAGCCACTCGCGTACAGGACGTCGGTATCGGCAGCCCGCTTCGCGCGCGTGATGTACAGGTCTGCGACCTTCTGCTCCCGAACGAACTGATCGGCCATGTTGGCGGCCGTCCGCTGTCCAAACAGCGTTGCCAAAGCGATGTTGAGATCTTCGCCCTTGAGTCCTTTGCGCTGCAGGAGCGGCACCACCGTTTCGTTCATCCACTTGAACGAGTTCTCGGTGAACCCATGGGCATTGATGACGGCCATCGGGTCGACCTTGGTGATGTGCCCGGTCTTTCCGTAGTGGACGTGCTTCAGGTCGAGAAGGCCATACTTGGCCCAGGTCTCTGCCACCTGCTGAGAAACGCGGCCCATCGCGATGTTCTGGAACATCGACATGGCGCTCGTGCCAGTGCGCGAGCCACCGGACTCCTGCATGAAGTGGCCCAGGCCGTAGAAGAACATCTCGTCGTTCATCAGCTTGGCGCTGACGCCGCCGGTCTTCATGGCCGCCAGGTAGTCCTGTGGCTTGACCATTCCTCCGCTGGCGACATAGGCCTGCGTCATCATGTTGAGCACATGACTGAAGTGCTGAACGTCGATCTGGCCGGTTTGCCGATTGATGAGCGCGCCGCGCAGTTCCGTGGTCTTTAGAGCGGCCTGGAACATCTGCTCGAATTGCGAGCTGTGTTCGCCGCCCATCACGGATTGCAGGCCGAACTTCATCTTCGCCAGCAGCGGCGTCACCTCCATGGCGTGATCGAGACTACCCATGATGGTTGTCGCTTCACGCACAAGTTTCAAGTTGTCGCGAGCCGACTGCCCCATGATGTTCATGCCCTTGGCAAACTGGACGGCCTGCGAGGTCGCCTTATCGCCAAGGCCCAAAGCCGACATCTTGGCGACTTCGGTCTGAAACTTCTTCGCCTCCTCGAGTGGCGCCGAGAACAGCGACAGCCCGAAGCCGCCGGCCGCCAGCATGGCGCCACCCACAAGACCCATGGTCTTGAGCTTGCCCATCTGCCGCTCGATGTCGGTCAGGTGGGTCTTTGTGGCTAGGGCATGGCGGTTGAGCGCGCTAAACTGGCCAGCCAAGCCGATCAGGCCGGTCGATACCCCGTCGATCAGCTTCAGGCGCACCGCGACGCTGTAGGCCTCGAAAGTCATGCCCTCACTCCTGTTTCGCGCTCAAGACTGGCTCGCTGACCGAGTGAGCTGGATTCAATACCCGCGCGTGCGCCGCGTCGGCCCGCGTCCCGCGGTGTTCAAGCACCAGATGCCCTGGTATCTGCGCATGGCGCTGGCCGTCTTCGGCCTGGCGCTCATGGTTGGCTCGGCGGTGGTGCTGCTGGCGCTGGCCGGCCTGGTCTGGGCCGCGCTCATGGCGTGATGTCGCCACCGAAGTAGTCGCCACTGCCCGGCTCGGCGGCGCCGCCGAGGATGCCCTCGACGAGCGCCTGGCCCAGGATCGCCTGGATCTTGTCGCGGTTCTTGAACACCGCTGGACCCATGACCGGCCGTGGCGGCATCTTCGAGGTGCCGAACTCATGGTAGACCAGCGTCGGGTCGGTCGAACCGGCGACGCCCTCCTCCGCGCTCAGCACCTCGTGGCCGAAACTGGCGTACAGGCCGCCGTGGCGCAACAGCGGAGCACCTGCCGGCGCGCCGAGCCTAGCCTTCTCGGCTTCGGTGGAGTCGGCCAGCGGCGCCCAGGCCGGGAATTCGCCCGATTCGCTCTGGTAGTGCCCGACCTGTTCCTTGGCGTCGTTTTCGATGACCAATAGCGCGCGCTCGATCCCGCGCTTCATGCTGGCGTGCACCGCAACCTGCTTCTCCAGAAGGTGCAGCGCGAACAGCGCCATGTCCTCGAATTCCTTGACGGCGGCCATCAGTCCTGATCCTTGAACCGCATCGTCGACCAATCGAAGACGTTGCCCTCCATCTCGCTGAAGACGATCGACCAGGCGGCCCGGGTGACGTCATCGATGGAGAAGGCCACGTCGAACGGGATGCCGTTGCGCACCAGCCAGAGGCATTCCCGAATCGCTGTGGCCTGGGCTAGTTTTTTAGCGCGGCCTTGTCCTGCTCAGGCGTGGAGGCGCCGAACTTCTCCAGCACGGCAGCCTGCACCGCAGCGATGCCGTCCTCGTCCAGGCGCAGGATCAGCGCTTCGACCTCGCCCTTGCGCGTCGGCGGGATGACCGCGTCGCCGTCGATGTCGGTCACGAAGATCAAGGGCAGCACCATGCCCATGTAGACCTCGTTCTTGGACGTGTCGCCCAGAGCCTCGATCAACCGGAATTGCGCGAGCACGCCCGGCTTCTTCAGCGTAATGGAGCGACCGCGCGCATCGGTGATCTGCGCCGACGCCTGCGCCTTGGCGACCAACTGCTCGGTCGGGCTGTTGTTGAGGCTGACCTTGGTCATGATCAGGCGATCTTTTGGCGTTGAGCAGCCACGAAGCTCAGCTTCTGCTTGACCGTCTGGTCGCCGGCCCAGTTGCCCGCGTCGTCGTACTTCAGCAGCACGTTCAGGAACCGGTACTGCGTGACGTTGCCATTGGCCTCGGTGATCGTCTCGGTGATCGTGCCCGGCTGCTCGTTGATGCCGGCGTAGTAGTTCGCCTCGAGTTGGGCGAAGTAGTCGTCGACGGTGCTGTCAGAGCGCTCGATGTCGAAGCCGCCGGTCCATCCGTCGAAGAACCGGGCATGGCGCGTGATGCCATCCAGGCCCTTGACCTTGATCTCGGCAGTGTCCTGGCGCGAGTGGAACCCGGTGATCAGGTTCAGGTTGAGCGGGCCACTGGCCGTCACGATGGTGAGCGTGACGTCGCGGCCGACGGAAAATCCATTCACAGGCATTTGGTGTACTCCAATTGCAGAAATTTGAAGAGAGGCCGGGGGCCTTTCCGGCTATTGCAGGTCGCGCAGGCCGGGACGATGTTTTCGATGCCGTCTGAGCCGCCAATCGCGAGCGCAGTGAAGTGATCCCGCGTCAGCGGGCCACACTCGGATTCGTGGGTAAGGCAGTAGGCGCAACACGCGTTGAAATAGGCGACCCGTTCTCGCCACTCGGCATCGGTGTGGCTGCCGCCATTCCCCATCTTTCTGGCCCTGCGGCGACTGAGGTAGACGGCGTTAGCGCCCGGGTTCGCACGACTCCAGGCAGAGACAAGCGATCGATGAGCTTCGGCATGCTGCTTGCGCCACAGCGTCGACTTCGCATTGAGCTGATCGCGATGCTTCGCGCGATAGCCCGATTGATAGGCGCGCGCCTTCTCGAGATTTCGCGCCCTGGAGGCGAGCACGTTGCGAACGTGACTCGCCTTCTGTTCATCTGTCTTCGGGCGCGCTTTGAGGCACGCCTTGCACTGCGACCGATGACCGTCCTTGTAGGACTTGTGCCGATGAAATTCAGAGAGCAGCTTCTCGGCACCGCACAGATTGCAGACCTTCACGCCAGCTGGGTCTGCTGCTTCTGGATCTGAACCGAAGTACCACCTTCAACATTTATCAGGAACTTCTCGATCACCGCCAGGTACTTGACCTTCACGTCGGCCTGCAGGTAGCCGAGCGCGACGCGCGAGCTGGGGTTGTTGTTCGCATCGACCTGGACGCTGAACGCCGCGCCGCCGTTGGGGTCGCCGATCATTCCCTGCTGCTGCAGGTTCGAGAAGAACGAGCTCAGCGTCGCCGCCGCTTGGCTGCGCACCGTGGCGCTCTGCAACAGGCCGACGAACTTGCCCATGCCCGCATTGATCGTGTAGGCGATGTAGTTCGTCATCCGGGTGTAGTTGTCCCCGTTGATCATCGGGTTCGAGCTGGAGTTGTGCCCGACCCGCGCGCCGAAGTAGTTGCCGCCCGGCACCGGGTTCGTGATGACGTCGATGCCCGCGCTCACGAGTTGCTGCAGCTCGGCCGCGCTGTATTGTTGGTTCGAGTAGCTCTTCTGCGTGCCGACGATGCCCTGCATCTGCTTGTTCAGCGTGCTGTTCTGGGGCGACAGGTTGACCAGCAGGCCGCCGAAGAAGCCCTGCGGGCTCACGACGCGCAGCACGTTGTTGTAGGTGTCGAGCCAGTACACCCAGTCGCCGAAGCACAGCTTGGCGGCGTAGCTGTCGATGCCGGCCGTCGACTTCGTGGTGACCGCATTCGAGATGCTGTCGCCCGACGGCCCCGTCATGATCATGTAGATGCCCTCGGACAGGCCGAAGGTCACCTGCGTCGCCCAGGTCGTGTTGTCGTCGCAGTCGGCCAGGATCGCGACGCTCGCGCCGGTGTTGCGCAGGGCGTACATGCCCTTGCGGGGAACAGT